AACTTCTCCTCTCGACATGATGGGCACCAGATCACTGCTTCGCGCTCGGCGCTCATGCGGTGCGCTTCCACGAGTAGACGACGATGTAGGGATTCATCAGACTGAACGACGTGCCGCTGCCAGCCGACTGGTTCGTCGCCGTCGCGTCTTGGTTAACTGCTGTCGCCACCTGATTGGTGGCGGTTGCGTTCTGATTTACTGCCGTCGCATTCTGGTTTGTCGCCGTCGCGGCCTGATTGGTGGCGGTAGTCACCGAATTGCTGGCGTTGGCGTTGCTCGCCGCGCTCGCGCCCTGCACGCCCACCGTGCCGGCGGTGCCTGAGTTGATGATCCGCGGAGCGAAACTGTTCTGCGTATGGTTGTGCGCGTCCTGGACGTGCGTATGGGCGTTCTGGGTGTGAGTGTGGGCGTCCTGCGTGTGGTTGTGGCTGTTCTGTACGTGAGTGTGGGCGTCCTGAATGTGAGTGTGCGCGATCAAGGCGGATGACGTTTTAGAGCCCCCGGTCTCCTCCGCCGTGTCGAAGTCCGCATCTGCGGCGTCACGCCCGATCATGATGCGCCCCGCACCGAACGCGCTCCAGGTTCCTCGGCCCAATAGCGTTCCGGGGTTCGTCGAGAGCGTCGACGTGTAGAGAGAGCCGACGGGGTCGTGCGTTTGAATATTCGCGTTAGCTGGCTCGTACACGCCCGCATGGTTGTGGCCGGTGCCTGACTTCCCATCAAGGGCGCTTTGCAAGTCGGTCTGCGCCGAGAGCGTCCCCGTGATCTCGCCCCACGCAGCCGCACCAGATTGCGACGCCAGCGATATGGTCGCCACGTCTTCAGCGTCGTCGTATGCGACGTCAAAGTCGTCATCGTTGAAGTCAAGGAACCGTGCCCAGCCGTATGCGTCCGGCCCCGACGGTTGCTTGGTAAGCCAGAGTCTCATGGCACGTCGGGCAGCTTGAAGCTACCGTCCTTGCTGTGGACCGCGATCAGTTGCTTGCGGTTCTCGGCGAAGCGCTCGTAAAACCTGGCGCGCTGCTCCTCCTCCGCGGCGAGGAACGCTTCGGCGTTCTTCGCGCACGCGGGGCAATAATCGCGCTTGAGGATGAAGCCGAGTTGCTGCGGCTCGGCGATGTTTCCGCCGCAGCCGTCGCAGGTAAACGATCTAGCCATACGCCCCCGCTCGCTTGCCGGGACGGCGGATCACCGGGGCACCGCCGCGCAGGAAGTTGAAAACCGGGTCGGAATTGGCGAGGTATTTGAGCAACGTCGGGTAATCGTCGTTCGTGTCCTTCGGCGCCTGCTTGATGTCGCGATCGACGTTCTTAGAGAACTCCGACCAGACGTAGCGGTTCATCTGGTAGATCGGGTCTTTGCAGCGCGGGTGAAAATGAATTCGCGGACGCATCGTGTGCTGGTCGGGCTTCAGCATTTGGTTAATGCGCGACCGGCCTACGTCGACATCGCTCGCAAGGTCGCAATGCAGACCAGCCGTAGAGAACTCGTCCTGCCATGTCACTTCCCTGCGCTGCCCGGAAGGTGACGCTCCCATATTCGGGTCCATGAGCCGCTGCGCAACGTAAAGCCCCATATCCTTTTCGATGCGGTGCGCTGCCTCCCGCACTTCTACGCAGTCGCCCTCGATCTTGTCGTAGGCGGCAACCCACCAATCGTCATTCGGGTCGACTTGGACCCACATGAACATATGCGGCTTGCGCGGATGCGGGTCGAGAAGGAACACGGTCGGCCATGTCGGTGAGTGGTCGAACTCCTCGACATGGTTGTAATCGACGGTGAAGTCCGAGCCGCAGATTCCGCACACCGGCTTGATCGTCGGCCCCGGAACCCTGACCACGGATTTGCCGCACGGGAAACACCACGTCTTCGTGTTGTCGGTGAAGTCCGGATGAATGCGATTGGAGAACCTGATCGGCTTGCCCTCGATGCGCACCGACCGAATTTCCGCCGACCATTTTTCGGACTGTGCCGACACCGCGCGCTGGTCAAGGTGCGGGTTGTCGCGCGTCGAGAGCTCGAACCACTTGATGTTCGGATCTGATCCGAGTAGCCCGGGCTCGTAGACTTCGTTGTAGAGCCAGTCGACCGGGATGCTCGGGTCGTCAGGCCATGTCATCGCGAGTTTCAGCCGGCCATTCACCCGCATCGTCCGCGCTTCGTTCTCCCGCCACTGCGGCAGGATCGGCGGCTCGTCGTGGTCGACGATGTGGTAATCGCCAGAAGCAAAGTCGGTTGCGTCCATGTCCTTCGACATGAACTGGTAGGACGACTCGCCCAGCACCTTTTCCTGGTTTTGCGGGTCGCGGCACAGAACCCGCAGCACGCGGTATTTCGTCGAATACGACTTGTCCCATTCGCCGTCGATCAAGCAGTTTTTCGGAATCCAGCCCCAGTGACCGCGGGCGCCGCCTGGCATGTCAACACCCGACCACTTCCACCATTGCAGTTTGGGAAGGATTACCTGCTCGAGCGTGTTGGTCAGCGACTCGACCACGAGCCTGCAATTGACCGGGCCGCGGAATTTTTGGTCAACTAGGTGGCGTTGCGAATATGGAAAGACCCCGGTCATCGTCATCACGGTGTCGACGATCATCGCCTCGGACTTCCCAGAGCCATTGCCGCCGCCGATGCCGGCGACCTTCGCCGTGCAGTCGTGGAACGCCTGCACCTTCGGGTTGTTCGGCCTGTACCATAGGATCTGGTTCTGTTTGCGGTCCTCGTGCGTGATGCCGATGACGTCGGCGAGCAGTTGCCGATACTGCTCGTCGGTGAGGGTCGGAAGAAGCGCCGGGCTAAGTTCGGCTAGGTTCAAGCGTCTTTTCCGTTACCTGCCCGTCGACCGTGATGCCTCGGCGCCTGCCCTCCTCCAGCAGCGCCGGCCAGAGCTCGTGGAGCTTCTTGCGCTCGTGATCCGAGACGATCGAGGTCGGCTCGCCGCGGAGCAGGTTCCTTTTCTCGATCATCACGCCGAGCCCGAGCATGATGTCGCGGGCGGAAGCCTCGGCGAGCACCTTGTCGTCCAGGTAGAACGCGGCAAGGTCGATCTTCTCGCCGAGCATTTTCAGGATCTCGCCTGTCCGGAGCTCCCGGGCCGCGAACACGGCGTTCGCGTACTTCGACTTCAGCCTGCGCACGAGTGCCTGGGATACCTTGTCGGGAACCCCGGACGCTTTTAGTTGCTCGTTCACGCGGTCGATTGCCGCCCTCTGGCTTTCTGCCATCGGGTCGGCTGCGGCCTCGAGAGCGGCGGCTGCAACTTCTGGTTTCTTCACCTCGGTCAACTGCATCTGGCCGGCGACGCGCTTCAGCCCCATCTTGCGGTAGCACGCCTGTAGGTACTTCGATGCGACTGGTGCTGAGATGCCGAGGATCGCTGCGGCTTGCGCCCGGGTTTTCCCCTGCCCGCCCTCAGAAACCGGACGGGTCAGATCCCAGACCGCCTGCTGCTTCGCGGTGAGTGGTTTCTTCGGCACGGCCGGCGCAGCCCCCGCCGCGGGCGAGGAGGAGGAGGGTTCCGTTGGTAAGGGCTGCGCGGCCGAATCCTTGGTCAAGAAGTTGGTTCCTCGCCTTTTTCCTTGGCGTATTCGACGGCCCGGTCGAAAGCCATGCCGATTTCGCGCGGCAAGTCCTCGCCGTTCCAGTTCATGTTCGACGCGGCGAACCCGTCGAAGTACGCCTGCGCGATCGGGCCGAGTTTTCGCGTCTCGACGCTCAATGCACCTGCCTCGCTTTGACGCGCTTCGCGTCCTCCAGCGTGAACGGGTGTCTTCCGTCCTGGGAGAAGCACTGCTCGAGCTCCAGGGCTAGCGCTTGGCGTCCCTTCAATTCCCCCGTCTCCAGGCCGAGCCGAAACGCCTCGTCGCGCAGTGCGATCACCTGTTCGTAGGGCACGCCTTGCGGCGGGTATTCTGGGTTCCGCAGCCAGTGCCAGAACCGCCTCAGGGCGTCGATGGGCGCCTCTTGTACGTGACCTGCACCGGCTTGGGCGGCTTTTGCGATTCCGGTGGAAGCTTCCGGTTCAGAGGCCCGATCAGCCCGACCCGGTACAGCCAGCCCGCAGCGTTCGCCGCCGCGCTCAATCGGTCCTCCGGTCGTTGATGAGTTTCCAGATCCGCAGCGCCTCGGGCATCGTGACCCCTGGCCCCGACGGGTAAAGAAGCCTCGTCTTCGTGGTCTTCACGTCAGCCCGCTCGTTCTCCGCAAGCGGCAAGCGCGCCCCGCGTCCCGGGCAATCCGCCAATCCCGCCAGCCGGCAGGTAAAGCATGTCCCCGGCGCGCAGGGCTTCATGCCGCAACCCGCCTCGCCGCGCGCCGCTTGCGCATCAACTCACGCTGATAGGCGTTGTACGCTTCGCGCGACCAGCGCTGTTTCAGCCCCTTGTCGCGTCCGCCGCGATCCAAGCCGCGTTCCACGCGGTCGTCTTCCACAGCCGCTTGCTGACCTTGTCCTGGTGCGGATGAAGAAAGGTCCACTGGTTTTGCGCCATCGTGCTGTAAACCTCGTTGAACACCTTGCGGGCCACCAGCGTCCACTTGCGCCACTGCCGCTGCGGCACTTTGTGCCGGTTCACCGCCGACCTTTTTTCGACCATCAGCTTCACTTCTTCGACCATTGTTAGATGCTCTCCTGTTAGATGCGCCTTCCGCGCGCTGCGCCGTGTTAGATGCGGTCACACGCGTTGGCGTGGTGGAAAAAACATGCGTCACGCCCCAATGCTCGTGTCCGCAAACGCGACAACGCGGCGGCCTCATCGGGTGCGGCTCCTGCCCCACGGTAAGAGAAGGGGATGGGAGGGCGCGGACGCCCCTCGGGGGGTGTGCCGGTTGCCTCTGGCTTGGTCGAGCTGGCATGGATCTGTGGCCAAGCGCTCTACTACACTCTCAGCAGCAGCAGAGTATGTGCCATCTATCAATGGCTTACATCGCCCCATTGGCCACTCCCGCTTGATTGCTGCGCCGCCCTGCCTTGCGACGCGCCCATGCTCGCCAGAGCCGGCTGGCCAGGTGTCGGGATTCCGACGGCGCGCGCACGCGAAGCCTTAGAACCTCGCATACCCGTCGCCCGAGCTCCCCGAGCTTGGCGGTCAGTCCGGCTGTGGCTTGCTGTGGCGCCGAGTTCTCGGCGATCGGCGCGAAGACCTCGGGAAGCTTCAGGCGTAAAGGAGGGAAGCACCGATGAACAGTAAGTGAGAGAGGCTTAGGAGAAGGCGATGCGGGGCCGGGTTTGGCGGCTCGATTCGCTACCTGGTGCGGCCGGGTTCCAAGCTTCAAGCGCGGCGCCTTTCTTGGGGTGCGCTGTCGCCGAACCTATTCCTCCCTTGTAGCTAAGTCAAGCGTATATGCCTAATGATCCGCACTACGCCACTATGGCAGGCTTGACTCTTCTAGGCATATATGACTACATGATTATTTCATCGCTTCGTCACCGATCATCGCGGCGACGGCCTCTTCCGGCGTATACACCACCCGGATTTCGCCAGGCCATGTGGCGATAAATTCCACCTGTTCCCGGGTTAGTTGGTCCTTGCCGTCCTTGTTCTTGACTTCCATCAGCACGTAGCGCCCGCGGAACCAGACGAGAAGATCCAGCGGCTTTTTGATGTGCTTGACCGCAGCGCCGATGGACCTTAGAGCCTTCACGATGTCGCCCTGGTTGTCGTCCACCTTTGCCGCCCGCCTCATGCAACCTTGAATTGCGCCTGCCTGAGCACCAAGGCCCGGGTTTGCTCCAGTAATTCGCGCTCCGTGCCGTAACGGAGCTCGAAGCGCCGCTGATTCTGGTCGCGGCTCGTAACCTCGGCATCGTTGCGCCCGCTGCGATGGTGTTGGTAGCACAAGGGAATCGTGAACAAGTGCCCCATGCGCCTACCGCCCGACAGCATGTGATGCGGCTCGGGCGGGGTTCCTGGTTTTCCAGCGAGGTAGCAGACGATGCAGCCCAGCCGGGTTATTGCGTCCAGCCATTCACGCTCGGCTTTTGTCATAGTCGGCGAGAATTTCGCGGAAGAGGCTCGCCGCGTGGTTGTTCGTGTCCAGGTGCGAGCGGCTTTCGATACCGCACATTTGCCGGATTAGCTCCGCTGCAGCCGGCTCGTGCGGGCACGGCTCGCCGAATTCCTTTTCGCACCATTCCCGGAACTTCTCATCGTGGCAAAGCGCGCCGGCAATCTGCGACAGCTTCATCGGTTTCGTGGCTTGTTGCACTGGTTCCTCCTGGTCGGTGAGCTCGATAAGCATGAGCGTGTAGCGCTTGCCAGTCCGAGCATTGCGCCCGCTTCGATCCTGGCCGCGGAAAGGTTCTAGGTCTTCTGGCATCGGCACGCGAAACGAAACCCAGCATCCTGCGTTTGCGGACTCGCCGTAGTCCTTTAGCTGCGCCTCGACGATTGTCGAGAAGTAGGGCTTCAACTGCTCGAGTAGTTGCGGGATTTCCTCGGGCAAGATCATGTTTCCTGTCTCTCGGCTTCCTCGGCCCTGCGCTGTGCTTCCTCTTCGGCCTTCGCAACGAACCCCTTCGACTTGCGCTGCCGCTTTTCCGGCTTCCAGGTTGTATCTTCGAACCGGGTTTCCTCCTTCACGAAGCGCAGGTAAACCGTGCCCGTCGCCCCGTTCCGCTGCTTGCCAATGATCGCCTCGGCATAGTCGGCCGCGTCCGAATTCTCGTGATAGACAGCGTCGCGGTAGAGAAAAATAATCAGGTCCGCGTCCTGCTCGATTGACCCCGAGTCTCGGAGATCCGACATGAGCGGGCGCTTGTTGGTGCGCTGCTCCACCGCCCGGGATAGCTGCGATAGCGCCATGATCGGGATGTCGAGCTCTTTCGCCAGTGCTTTAAGGCCGCGGGAGATGTCGCCGATTTCCTGCGTGCGCTCCGATTGCGTCGCCGCCTGGGCCGCCATGAGCTGCAGGTAGTCGATGACGATCAACGCTAGTCCAGGGTTATCGCGAGCGATGCGCCGGGCTCGAGCACGCAGTTCCACGATCGACAGTGCGGCGGTCTCTTCAATCACGAACGGGCAATCATGCAGCCGCGCCATCGCATCCGTAGTTTTCGTCCAGTCCTCGTCGGTGAGCATCCCAGTCCTTAGCCTGTGCTGGTCGACACGCCCCACCGACCCGAGCATGCGCTGCACGAGCTGGACGTCGGCCATTTCGATGGAGAAAACGGCCACGGGCAGGCGCTTCTCGAGCGCCGCGTGCTCGGCTACGTTCATCGCGAAACTGGTCTTCCCCATGCTTGGGCGCCCAGCCACGATGACGAGATCCCCGCGCTGCAGCCCGGCCGTCATCAGGTCGACCTTGGCGAACCCGGTGGCGAGCCCGGTAATCTCGCCGCGGTGATGGAAACGCTGGTCGATTGACTCGTACACCTTCGACAGCAACTGCTTGAACGTCGCGGACGATTTCGCAATGCGCCTTTGCCTCAATTCGAACACTTTTCGTTCGATCTGCTCCAGGGTTTTGTCGGGCTCGGCAGTCGGGCTCATCGCGGCCTCGGCGCCATCGGTGCAAACCCGGATCAGCGAGCGCAGCAATGCCTTCTCGCGCACGAGTTCGGCATAGCGCCGGATGTTCAGAATGCTCGGCGTGTTTTGCGCAAGGCCGGCAAGATAAACCGCGCCCCCTACTTCCTCCGCGAGCGGCCCGAGGAATTCGCAAATCGTCACCATGTCGGCGGTTTGCCCGGATGCTATTAGCTGCTCGATGGTCTCGTAGAGTTTGCGGTGCCTGCCGGCGTAGAAGTCTTTGGCGGAAATCAGGTCACCGATTCGCTCCCACGCCTGGTTGTCGAGTAGCAACCCGCCGAGGATGGACTGCTCGGCTTCCTGCGAATGCGGCGGAATGCGAAGTTCAGTCTCCACGGCTCATCGCCTTTTCGTAGACCCGTGTGATGACGTCGTTCTTCAGCAGGTAGTCAAAGCTCGGGCGCCAATTCTCATGACCCTTGCCGTAGGGCCCGGTGCCGTTCAGGAACTGGTCATCCGAGCACTCTTCGAAATACGCTTTCCAGAACTTGAGATCCTGGCGCTTCTTCGCCGCTTGCCATGCGCCGCGGATCAGTTGCCGGCGCCTTAGCGTGAGCTCGCGCACCATCGGCAGCTTCCCCATGTGTTCGTTGAACAGCGTCGCGATTTCTTTGTAGGGAATGTTGCTTGGTTCGATCGGAAGACCCGATGCACCAATGTTCTGTTCTTTTATCTCTTCTCTTCTCTTCTCTTCTCTAGGCGTGACGATTTCGGAGTTTTCGTCACGTGTGTTTTGTGACGGTTCCGTGACGTCCTTGTGACTGTCGCGGTAGTTTTTCGCCCTCTCCGCTGCCGTCATGGGAACGTTAAATTCCTTGAAATTAGGAAGGGTTACGCCATTTGCTAAAAGCGCCCACTCAACATCAAGCATGGCCTGCCCTACCCCTGGTGCTCCTGCCATTTGGTCAAGGTCGTCGATCTCTGAGAACGGCAATACAAGGTCGTCGTCGATGAATTTCCCGTGTTCTCGCGCAGCAGACCAAACGCACATGAGTAACGCCACCGTGACGCACCGTGACGCGGTGACACCGACTATTTGTCCGTTCATCTGCCCGCCGCCGCCTGGTGTGAGCCATTCGCGAAACTCCTGTTTCGCATGCAGCGCGCGTGTGATCGCGATGACCTTGGGGTGATTCAGTAAGGCCCCGCGCATCTTGATCCAGTCCCCTGCCAATTCCCCGCCCCCTGGTTATCCAGCGATTTTTTGAGCTCCCACGATTACCTTGGCGATCGCCAGCGCGTGCTCCTCCTCCCGAAGAACACGGAAGCGCTCGATGGTCATCGAGACCGCTCGATTGCCGCAGCACCATTCGAAACCGTTGATCTTGTGCGGCGGTAGATGCTTCTTGCCGTTCAAGATGTTGGAAAGGTGCGGCGATGGAATGCCGATGCGCTCGGCCGCGGTGCGCTGATCCAGAGACTTTATCCGCCTGTTCATCCATGCCCACTTCACGGCGAACTTGGTCGCCCGCTCCTCGTCGTCGCCGAACGTCCTGAGAATGTCGTCCCGGATTTCATCCGGGCGCTTCAGCAGGCCAATCAGGGGGAGCTCGGCCATTCCGATTACAGGTCGCGCCCGCTATTACCCGTCGCGTTACACGTCGGGCTCAGAATAAAAAGGCGCCGGTCATGGAGGCCGGCGCGAAAGTTGGCGTGGGCCTCCAGGGAGAGAGGGTCGCCACGCAAAGGGGGG